GCTAAATCAAACGATTCTGGTTCAGCTACATTGAGCTTTGCTCCTGTTCCTGGTTCAATCTTAATCGGATTTGAAAATATACCTGACGCTAACTACGGACAATAAATAATATGTTTCCAGTAAAACGAAAATCATCAGGAAGCGTATCATTACCAGCACCTGTAGGTGGTTGGAACGCTAGAGATAGCTTAGGAGATATGCCTGCTACAGATGCAGTTTATCTTACTAATTGGTTTCCTGCTACTACAGAGCTAATACTTAGAAATGGTTATCAACAATGGGCTACAGGCATTACAGGACAAGTAGAAACTGTGATGAACTACGAAAGTGGTTCTGCATCTAAATTATTAGCGATTGCCGGTGGTAAAGTTTATGATGCAACATCACAAGGTGCAGTAGGTGCAGCATTATTATCAGGATTATCTAATTCTCGTTGGCAATATTGTAATATCACAACATCTGGTGGCTCATTTTTATATATGGCTAATGGTGTAAATACACCTTATCTATACAATGGAACAACATGGACAAGCATTACAAGCTCATCTACACCAGCTATTACAGGTGTTACTACAACACTATTAAATAACCCTATTACATTTAAAAACAGAGTATTTTTTACAGAATCTAATTCACTTAGAGCATGGTATTTACCTACATTATCTGTAGGTGGTGCAGCTCAATCTATAGACATATCTGCCTTTGCTTATAAAGGCGGTAAAATTGTTCAACACGCAACATGGACAATAGATGCTGGTTATGGTGTTAATGATTACTATGTAATTTACACTTCTAAAGGTCAAGTAGTCGTATATTCAGGAACTGATCCTACATCTGCATCTACATGGGCATTAGTAGGTGTATGGGATTTTGGTACTCCTGTTGGCACTCGTTGTATGTATAAATATGGTGGTGACTTATTATTATTAGGTCAAGATGGACTTACACCATTAGCATCAGAATTACAATCATCTAGGCTTGATCCTAGAGTAGCTCTTACAGACAAAATACAATGGGCTGTATCAGACGCTGTTACGCAATATGGTTCTACATTTGGTTGGCAAATATTATTCTTTCCACAACAAAACCAATTATGGTTAAATGTTCCTGCTACAACAGGCACACAACAATTTGTAATGAATAGTATTACTAAAAACTGGTGTAATTTTACAGGTTGGAACGCAAATTGTTGGGAATTGTTTAATGACCAACCATATTTTGGCTCAAATGGTTATGTAGGTCGTGCATGGTATACAAACTCTGATGCAGGTTCTAATATTAATGCTAACGCATTACAAGCATTTTCATCATTTGATAGTCCAGGACAATTAAAACGCTTTACAATGGCTAAACCTATTTTACGAGCATCTGGTAACCCTGCTATTTATTCTAACGTAAACTTAGATTTTAACCTAGATTTACCTTCTACAGTTTTAAACTTTACACCCACATCAGCAGGAACATGGGATAATGCTTTATGGGACTTTGGTCTTTGGGGTGGTGGTTTGTCTATTCTACAACAATGGCAAGGTTTAAATGGTGTTGGTTATTATGGAGCACCTGTTGTTAAAACATCTTCACAAGGTTTAGATGTTAGATGGGTTTCTACAGATATGGTCATTGAAAAAGGTGCTGTTTTATAATTATTACAGGCGAAGAAGTAGGTCGTTGGGTTTGTGAAAAAGCCGGTGGTGCTTGGACAGATCAATGTCAAGCTATAGGTCAAACTTACGAAGGTAAAATTATAGTAGGTGTTATGTATGATGCTTACACAAAAGCATCTATTTGTATTCATTCAAGATGTGACGATCCACGTCATGTATCACGAAAATTCTATTGGGCAATCTTTGATTACCCTTTTAATGTGTTAAAAGTAAAACGCCTTACAGGCATAGTATGTTCTAGTAACAAAGCAGCTCAAAAAGTAGATGAACATCTAGGATTTGAGAAAGAAGCTGTTATTAAAGACTATTTTCCTGATGGGGATGCAATTATTTATATTATGCGACCAGAAATGTGTCGCTTTTTAAAACTAGGAGAGAAATATGGGCGGTAAATCATCACCACCACCAGCACCGAATTATACAGCAGCAGCTCAAGCTACCGCAGCAGGTAATTTAGATATGGCAAGAGCAGCATTAGCTGCCAATCGTGTTAATCAAGTAACCCCTTATGGTAGTTTGCAATATACGCAATCAGGTAAAGACGAATATGGTAATCCTACCTATACTGCTACGCAAACATTATCACCTGAACAACAAAGAATTGCAGATCAACAAGCTGGTCTTAATTCTGGATTATTAAATACTGCTCAACAAGGCTTAAATTACGCTGGTAATTTACTTGCTAGACCTGGTATAGATCAATCACAATTACCTTCTACAGGCTTTAATCCTGGTCAGTCATATCAAGACGCTATGATGGCTAGATTAGCACCACAATTACAACGTGAAAATCAATCATTTGAACAAGAAATGGCTAACAAAGGTATTGGTGAAGGTACTGCTGCTTATAATCAAGCTAAAACACAATTAGCTCAAAATCAAAACGACAGACTTAATCAAGCTACAGTTCAAGGCTTACAAACAGGTCTTGCAGCTAATCAACAAGCATTTAGTCAAGCTGGTTACAATCAAATGCAACCAATCAATGTTATCAATGCTTTAAGAACAGGATCACAAGTATCTGCTCCAAGTTATGTAAATCCTGCTCAACAAGCTACAACTTCTGGTGCTGATTTATTAGGTGCAGCACAATCACAATATCAATCTGATTTAGCCGCTACTAATGCTCAAAATGCAGCTTCTGGTAATTTTTTAAATGGTTTAATGAATCTTGGTGGAGCTGCTATGATGGCACCAAAAGGCACTTTTTCTGATGAACGTTTAAAAACTAATGTAAAACGCATTGGAACACACGATTTAGGTATTGGTATTTATTCTTACCATTATAAAGATGGTCATAATTTACCTAAAAACTTACAAATTGGTGTTATGGCTCAAGAACTTGAAAAAGTATTGCCAGAAGCTGTTACAACAATGGCTAATGGCTATAAAGCTGTTAATTACGAATTGATCTAGGGGATATTATGGCACTAAGTACAAATTTAAATTTACTTGATCCTTCAGCAATATCAGACCAATTAGCTATAGAAGATGCTAAAAGACACGCTGATTTAATGCAAAAAATGGGATTACAACAATCTCAAGGTCAAATGGTATCTGGTCATTATGTAAATCCATCTTGGACTCAAGGTTTAGCAAATATGCTTTATTTATATGGTGCTAAAAAATCAGAAGATCAAGCTAATGCTTTAACAAGAGAATTATCTGGCAGACAATCTCAAATGCTATCTAAAATGCTAAGATTGCCAACTGCAAATGATACTACATCACAAGCAATACCACAATCAAATGCTACACCTATAGATACTACAAGTGAAAATATTACTCCATCTAATGCTTTAGCATTATCAGGTCAAGGCCCTACACAAGCTACTGCTAATTTAATTGGACAACCCAATCCTAATCTTGGACAAGCGCAATTAGCTCAACCTGCTCAACCTTCAAATATTGCACCTGAAGAAACAAAAGCAGAAAAAATTAATAGATTAAAAATTGCATCAGTAATTATGCCTGATAATCCTATGATTAAACTTGAGCTTGAAAATGAGCTTAAAATGCCTGATACAGTTAAAGAATATAATTTTGCATTTGGCCCCCAAGGTTCTGAAGCATTAAAAGCTAAATTAACACAAGGCATGATGTATAACGCACCTGCTGGATCACAATCTACAAATCTTTTGACAGGACAAACATCATTTGTTCCAAAAACAGGCGAAGGTCAAGTATATGAAGGTGGTGCTATTAAAACTACTCCTGGTTATTTAGGTTCATTATCAGATATTACAGGAACTACTGAAGCAGCTAAAAAAGGATATGAATTAGTAGATGTTCCAATGCCTGATGGTACAACAAGAAAAATGACTGTAACTCAAGCAGCTGGTTTAACTAGAGGTAATGTTGGTGGGCAAAATAGATCTGTAGGGCAAATGAATCAACCTATGGGACAACCATCTGTAACAGGACAATCTGTACAATCTAATATGCCTGGTATTCCTGTTATGTCAGCATCACAAGCAAAAGCAAAAGAATTAGATATTACTAATGCTTCTGAATATGAAAAAGCATTAAATAATACTATTTCTCAAGGTCGTAATTTTATGGACAGATTAAATGTATCTGAACAAGCATTAGATCAATTTCAACCTGGTATGGGTGCTGGAGCTAGATTGCAAGTTGCAAGAGCAGCTAAATCTTTAGGTATGCCTGAAGATGTTATCAAAGGTATTAATGCTGGTGATATTGCTTCTAAACAAGTATTTCAAAAATTAGCTGTTCAACAAGCTATGGAAGCACTAAAACAAGATATGCAATCAGGTAGAATTACACAAGCAGAATTTCAAATTTATAAAGATAATTTACCTAATATTGAAACTGATCCAGCAGCAATTAAACAATTATTTAATGTGGCTAGACAACATCATGCTGCAAATATTAGTGAACAACAAGCTTATGCAAACTATAAAAAACAAGGTGGTGATCCTGGTCAATGGCAAGCTCAATGGTCACAAATGAAAGAAGCACAAAGAGCTACAACAAAACCAACAACAAATTTATTGCCACAAGATCAAAGGGCTTTAGAGTGGGCTAATGCTAACCCTAATGATCCTAGAGCAAAAACTATTAAAAAAAGATTAGGACTTTAATAATGGCAGATTTTGATCCAGATGAATATCTAAAATCAAAACCAACTGTAGCACCTGCTCCAGCTTTTGATCCTGATGCTTATTTAGCACAACAAGACCAAGCAAATAAATATGCTAAATTTCAACAATTATCTATTCCACATCAAGCATTAATTGGTGTGGGTCATGGATTGCATAATTTAGGCATGGGAGTTCAACAAGTATTAGGTTTGAAATCCAAAGAGGATATAGATGCTTTAAGAGCCAAAGAAGCCTATATGGGTAAAAGCACAGCTCAAAATATTGGTAATGTTGTTGGTAGTGCATTACCTTTTGCTGCTACTGCTGCTATACCTGGTGCAAATACTGTTACAGGTGCAGCATTAACAAGCGCTGCTATGGGAGCTTTAGAACCTGTAGGAACAGGTGAAAGTAGATTGGCTAATGCAGGTATTAGTGGAGTTTTAGGTGGTGGAATTACTAAACTTGGCAATATTGCTGGTGAAGCATATCAAAGTTCTAAAGCTGCACAAGATTTTATTAAATCTCAAAATGCTACTAGAGATGAAACATTAAGATTGGCACAAGAAGCTGGTTACAAAGTTCCACCTGCTATTGCAAATCCATCTACATTAAATAAAGCACTAGAAAGTGTTGCGGGTAAAGTAAATATAGCTCAATCATTATCTGCACATAATCAAGAAATAACTAATAAATTAGCTAAACAATCATTAGGATTACCAGAACACGCATCTTTATCTAAAGAAACTATTAATGATTTATTATATACAAAATCTGCACCATATAGAGAAGCTTCTGCATTACCTATAGGCCCTGTAGCACCAGGTAATCCAAAAGAATTTAATAATTTAATGTTGCCAAGTGAAATTATGAAAAATGGCAAACAATTAGTGGAAGATATTAAACTTAATCAAGATATATCAAGAGCAAATTGGAAAGCATTTCATTCTGGTAATAATCCTACAGAATCTATGCAAGCTGCTCATATAGCAGATGCTAAAGTTAATGAATTACAAAATCAATTAGAAAAATTAGCTCAATATCATAATCAACCTAATATTTTAAATAATCTTAAAAATGCAAAAGTTGAATTAGCTAAAATACATACTGTAGATAATGCGCTTAATGATGCAACTGGTAATGTTAATGCTTTACAATTAGCAAAAGCTTTTAATAAAGATGTTCCATTAACAAATGAATTAAATACTATTGGTAGATTTGCTGAAGGTTTTGGTAAATATACACAAAAACCTGAAATGACAGGCACACCAGGAGTAAGTAAAGCAAAAGCATACGCTTCAGCAATATTAGCAGGATTAGGCGGTGCTGGCGGTGGCCCTTGGGGTGCTGCTATAGGTGCAACTGCTCCATTATTAGCTGATGAAGCTGCTAAATCTATTTATTTATCTCGTAGTATGCTTCCTAATTATGAAGTTGGCACTACAAAATCAGTTGTAAACAATTTATTAAATAATCCTTATGCTGCACCTTTAGTGGCTGGAACATTTAATCAAAAACTAGCAAATATTTTACAGAACAAGGAGCAACAATAATGGCAAGAAATGGCGCAGGAACATACTCGTTACCAGCAGGTAATCCGGTTACCACAGGAACAACCATATCATCATCATGGGCTAACAACACATTAAGCGATATTGCAACTACGCTTACATCATCTTTAGCTTATGATGGTCAAACTAATCCTGTAGCTAACTTGCCTATGGCTGGTTATATCCATACAAATGTAGGTGTTGCTAGTAATAGAAATAATTATGCTCAAGCAGGCCAAGTTCAAGATGGCACATATAGCACACTTACAAGCGTATCAGGTACAGACACTATTACTGCAACTGCTGCTATTAATTT